GGCATGTTCCCGTACTTCGCTCGCACCCACGTCAGGTTGTCGATCCTGTTGACGGGGAAGTCGCCGTTCGAACGCCGCCGCGCGAAGCTGGGGGTGTCATCGTGCAGCTCGTCGTCACCACGTACCGACCAGCAGGGCAACCCGGGCTGATCGAAGCTCTCACCTCAGACGGCACGTACGCTGCCCTGTTGGATTCCACGCCGACGTTGGAGGCGCACTTGCGGGTGGCGGATGAGTTGATGTCGAAGCTCGGTTACACCCGCAAGGACTATGCGGTCGCCGACAGCGCATCCATCACTGACCGGCATTGGCGGTTCAAATTCACTGTTCCCGACGTGTTCCCACTACGCCGGGAGTGGCCGTGAACTTTAGCGGAAACTGTTAAACCCCAGAAAACTTCCAAAGGTTGAGCCCCCTACCGGTCCCAGGCAGGGGGCTCAGACCATATGGCCAGCCAGGTTCAGGTCGTTTGGTGGTGCGCTCCGTGCATGTCCTGATGCCTACGTTGCTTGCGGGCCATGTAGTAGGAGATCCCGAGCCCTACCGCACCGATGGCGACCGTGACCGCCACAACACTGGCTAGACCCCATGGTTTCTCACTCCACGACGTCACAGCGAACACAGTCGTCGGTACACCCATCAGCAGGCAGGCGATGATGGCAGGTGCGCGAGGGTTCATCCTCCGGTTGCCTCTCTCCTAGGCTAGTTCTTACAGAACTTGCTGTTGTCCGAGTGGAACGTATACCCGCCGCCGATGGACAGCCACCGCACACGCAGGCACCTGTTGTCGGCCACCGCATGGTTGGTGGCGTTGATGAAGAACTGGCCGTACGCGGCGATCGAGATCCCGCAGACAACACCCACGACGGTCGCCGCTGGGCCGCTCATCAGGGTGATGAGACCGCAGGCACCGGCCAGGCCGTTGATGCCACCGCCGTAGAGGGCGATGTTGCGGTGGATCTTCTTCGTTTCGCTGCGGGTGAAGTAGTACGAACAGGTGGCGATCCCGCAGTCACCTTCACCGGGGAGGGCCGCCGTCTTGGCTGCACCTGGCTTGTACAGCACTGGTGTGACACCCGGTACCGCAGCGTCGGCGTACAGGGCACCACCGCTAGGGGTGTACGCCAGCAACGTCTTGACAGGGCTGTCCGGGGCTGCAACAGCCGGGCCGGCGTGTCCTGGTGTGGCCATGCCACCAATGAGAGCCACGCTGATGGCCGCTGCCACGGCCAAGGATCGTAAACGCACGAGGGAACCTCCTGGTTTGTCGGACTCACCCGATCCGGGCGATTCGCCGACTTTGGCAGAGGTTCGTTAGCTGTGGCAATGGGTAGAACTACTCGGGTGGTTGCTGCTAGCGTCGTGGAAGCTCCGCTAGTCCCCGCAAGGCAGCGCGCGGGGGTGACCCGTAGATTTCTGCGGAGCAGGCGTTGTCCCCGCCCACGCGGGGTAGCACAAAGCGAAGACCGCCCGCTGGTTGGCAGGGCGGTCTTCGTCCATTGTTGTGTGCGTAGTCCACGAAGTTGTAGCGTCCCAGCACATGGATGTGGTTGCGGTAGTCCTCAGTGTCGCCGCCGGGCTCATCATGGTGACGTGGACAGGCGTTAGTGTTTTTTTTGGCTACCGGCGCGACAGGATGGTGACTCTCTACCCGTTCGTGCCCGCTGGGGTGCTCCTCGGACTGTCATGTGCGGCACGTGGTGAGTGGGCCACCGCGATGGCGCTCGCTGCTTGGGCCACTGCCCTGGTCGGCTGGCAGCAGGCGCGCAACTGGCTCGAAGCCGAGCGGGAATTCAACCGATACGTGACACCGGCCGGACGTGCGTACCTGTCACGGGACGATCCGTGACGCTGGGCCTACCCACCAACTTTTAGCTTGCCTTGGCTTCCGGGGGTTCCGCAGCGATCCGCACCGTCTCTTCCTCATGCGGGATACCCAGCTGGTCCTCGACCTTGAGGCGGAGCCGAGCAAGCGCAACCCGCCGAAGCTGCCGAATCTTCCGTTCCTTGTTCATGGTCACTCCGTACCTTCCATCTGCTCGGCAACCAAGATCATCGCCCGTACAAGATTCCGGTCGACCTCTTGCAGTAGTTGAGACTCCAACAGACTGTCTAGTGCCGAGACGCCAGCGTACGACGACCACTCGTCTTCGGACAACATCAGTTCAGTTGCCCACCGGAGCTGCCGCATCGTCTCCTCACGGTGCCGCCACAGGACATCCCTCTCAGCTATCTGGGTAGCCACCCTGGCTGCCGTCTGGGACACCTGGTAGGCCGCCTCTGAGGCTTCGGAGGCTGCATCACGAGCTGCTTCTGCTGCTTCGGTGGCCGATTCTGCTAGCTGCTCGGTGTGTTCACGGGCCGACTTACGGGTGAACCATGTGCCGATGAGGACCGCAGCTGCACCCACAACCACACCTGGCAGGTTCTGTATCCATTGAGTCACGCCAGGAACCCTAGCGTCTGCGCCTTCGCCACTACCTCAGAGGGCACGTCCGCCTCTGCCCCCTCGTCGGTGTGCCCCAGGAAGACCGCCGGGCCTGCTAGCACACCGAACCATGTGTACTGCTGCATCAGCATCGTTGCACGGATGTTGAGGGGCAGATGTTTCAGTAGACCCTCTTCGTCTACGTAGACGTGACAGTCCACAGTGTTCGGACGCAACGCTTCCGGTACGTCGGAAGGGGTGTGCAGCGTCACCGACTCCAACCACCCACCATCCAGGTACTCCTGCAACACGTTCAAGTCAGGTTCAATGTCCACAAGGGACACCCCATCCGAGGTGTGAATCTCACCGTCCAAAGAGGACGGTGGTATGTAGAGCATCCGAACAGTCATGCGTTGACGCTAGTAGTTGTCAGTGTCGCACCACCATGATCAGTGCGATAACGATGAGGGCAATGGTTTGAAGGATGAGCAGTATCAGCGGTGTGTCCATGGTGACACCTCCTGGCAGTCGACAGGTCCACCCCCATCATCCGCCGATGCGGGCGTCGTCGGACAGCAACACGCACACCCGCTGATGCGAGATCCCCAGCAGCCGCCCCGTTTCCACCCTCGTCAACCCGTGTTCGTGCACCATCTGCCGGGCAGACCGCCGCAACGCCAACCCCAGCCGCTCGTCCGCCGCCGCCTTGGCTGCCCTGGCACGGGCCACGTCACGCACCAACCACGACACCGTGCGTTCCGGTGTCTCAGCCATCTCGGTTCCTCCGTTCCAAAGTCCGCGACATGTAGGAGTCCAGCTCCTCACGCGCGGCCTGCTCCACCCAGTCACGCCCGTAGAAACCCCAGCACGAGTCCACTGGCTCCCACGTCGTCATCGTCACCTCGGGGGCGTCCGTCCGCTGCCACGTCACCTGCTCCTCGATCACGAACCCCCACGTATCACCGTCGCACCACGCCAACCACTCAACCATGGTCGACACAGTCCGGAGCGTCCCGCCTTGGACAGCGAACCATTCCAACATCTCTGCCGTGTGCCCCGTCCACTCCCGCCACGCCGCAGAGTCAAACGTCACGAAATCCATGTGATCTGTCGACCGCCACTCCACTGACGTCGTGCCGTGAAACATCCGCAAGTACCGTTCGAACCTGTCCGGGGCGTCATGCCACTTCAGCAGAGCCGCCACGACGGTCTCCGGCACCACATACGACGTGATCTCGGTGACCTGGCGGGCATGCGAACCCCCCCGGTACGACCACGCCAGCAACGGCGTACTGCCCTCGTCGTAGGGCGTCTCCGCGTCCTCGTCCAGCACGATCACCGCCCGCCACCCGTCCCGCGTCTTGATCACTTCCCGTTCGCTCATGTCGTCTCCTTCGCTCATCGGGTCGGGTTGCGGAAGTAGTAGCCCCTGCCGTTGTACCGCTCCGAGTAGTAGTCGAACATCAACTCACGCGCCGCCCACGCCCAGTCGATGCACCCGTACGGCCAGGAGGTGTCCGCGTCACCCTCACGCGTCTGTTCCCACACCTCCCGCGCAAAGTCTTCGTCCGTGTCTGCCGTGCCGGCCTTCCGTTGTCTTCGATCTCCGCCAGGTCGACGGCGTCCGGGTCGGTGACCCCGTGAAACCGGATCCACGCCACCACCACGTCCTCATCCACGTACGCGCTCGCGGCCCGGTCCATCAGGTCCGCCCACGCCACCGCCTCCATCGGCGACATCTCCACGTTGACAGGCATACCGTCGGTGTCCATCACCCACAGTTCCTCATGCGCCACCGGCGCCTTAGGGCACCTGTACGACTCGGCATCAGCCGCGTCCAACCACTTCCCGGTGAGCGTGCCGCCGTTGTAACAGGCCAGACACCCCACCCACACCTTGAGCTCCACTGTTGGTTCCTCCCTCTCGTGGTGCATTGGACTCCGGTAGTCCAGGACGACCGACACCCCCCACGCCATCGGCCACCCAAAACCACCGGCGCCCTACCCGCAGTCCCACTCCCGGTGCCCGTGCCACCGCACCGACGTACACCCCGCCCAACCCGCCCCGAAGTCATCCAGGGGCGCCAGGCAGTGTTCCTCGGCGCCCATGTCACCCGTGGTGATGAGCCGCCCCGAGTAGTACCGCTGCCCGTCGCCGTCGTACAGGTAAAACGTGTGCCCCTCGCCGCCCTCCACACGGGCCACAAGCCCGTCCGGGGCGTCACCCGGGCCGGTGATCCCGATGTCCCCGTCCTCCCCCGCCTCAGCCAGGTGATCGACGGTGATAGTCCACGCGTAGTCGGCGCTCATGAGTCCGACCCGTCGGCGTAAACGAGACGCTGCCCGTACCCCGTGCCCAACCGGCCCAACGTCAACGCCACAAAATGCGCCTGGCACAGGTTCGCCCACTGGCCTTGCACCGTCCGCGCGTCATACCGCGCCAGGTCCCCGCACACATCGCACCGGCGATGCCCGGAGACCGTAACCTCAACACTCATAGCCGTACCCCTCCCAGATTTCTCGGATCGCCACTCAGGTAGTGACTAGTCAGCGCACGTACCCCGACGTGCACCGTGCCAGTCATGGCCTAGGCGCTGCGCCCATTCCGCGCCACAATCCACGTAGTGGCTTGCACCGTCACCGGATCCACCCCCAGGCGCCTCGCAGCAAGCACAAACGCGTACTCCACCGCGTCATAAACACCGACACGCCGCAGGATGGTTTCAGCCGGGCGGTCGTGGCCGAATGCGACCTTCGCCGCCCACACATCGACCGTTACCACCGACCTGTCCCCCAACAGGTTATGAGCGAACCGCCGCGTTTTAGGTCCGTTCAACGTAGCTAGCGGGCTGTCACTCGCCAGCGCGCCGCGTGCCCGTTCGACGTTGCTGCCGATGCAGGTCGGTGCCGTGCCTTGTGTGACTAGCATCGTCGCCCCGTACACATTCCGGCCCCACGGCGTACGTGGCGATAGGTGAGAGATCACCGCCGCGATGTGCTCGCGTGAATGGCCAGACTGGTCCGCGAGCGAATCCACGATAGCGCCACCATCGGCGTACCACGCCGCGCCGCTGGCACGGTCGGAATCAGTAGCGCGGCCAAACGTGGCCGCGATCCGATCGACCGTCGCACGCGTCGACGTACCAACCGACCGCAACCGCGCATTAGGTGTCATCGCACGGAACCATCGGGAGCGGTACGTACGTAATGGACAGCGTAACCGTCGACCCTAACGCGCCACACAATACTTCCATCGGCACAATCGTCGTGGCGAACCACGTCCATCGAGTAATGCGCGAACCACTCCCCCTCGGCGAAATTCCTCGCCGCCCGATGCATCCGGGCAACCGCCTCAGCGTCAGTGACAACCTTCATGATCGTTTTTCTCCCTTTCACCAGTCGTTCGCGGTGCAGAATCCGGTGTGACTCCGCGGATCGAACCCACAACGCGTGTGGTCGCACGGCACGTAGACGTCAGGCTTGCGCTTCGTCCACGCCCACTCGACCGGCGGTGCGCCCGCTGCAAGCTCCTCGCATCGCGGGCAACCCGCTTCACGTCGACCAAAGTTAGGTCCGTGACTGTGTTTCGTCGCCATGCCGTCCCGCCTCCTCCAGTGATGCAACGCTCCGTTGCATGTGACCATGGTGGCACACGGACAGAGCTCCCGTCAGTCACCCAAACAGGTGAACCGTGAACCCGTAGACGCCGAACGCCCACCCCCGCCAGACCGCCGGACGTCCTGTCGACACCTGGTTTTCCTACATGTTTGTAGGGATTAAAGCTCCCGTTCGGCTCCGATTGTCGCCGAATCGCAGTGAATAGAGGCCACGCAACGGGCCATAGCAGTAGCACTCCGCAGTGCAGGTGAGTATGCGGGGTGACGAAGTAGCAGAATACTTCGACAGTACCTTTTGTCTTGGTGCGTACGTAATGCGACGCAGTGAACCTACGGTCACGTACCGTGTTTCCGCAGGTCAGCGACGTCCGGCGTACCGGACATGTCGGAAACATCCCTGCCCCGTCATTACGGACATGTCCGAAAGAACTGTTCTACGACCCCAGGATGCTTAATGCCAAGATCAACAACTACCATGTATCCCACCGCGAATGTTGTGCAAAAGATGGGTGGGGGTGTCTGGGGTTGAGGGTACGCCGTTTGGGCGTGGGGTGTTGAGGTGGTGTTGTGGCGTCTTGGTGGCGTGTGGGGAGGGCGTGTGGGGGTGTTTGGTTGCACGGGTTGGGTGTGTACTGTAGGGTGCCGTGGGGAGGGGGGTAGGGGGGAGGGGCTTGTCGCCGTCGCCCGCTCCCTTGGAGTAGAAGAAAGCTTGTCACCCTCCTCCCTTGGTGGGGGTTCGGGTCGGAGGCCGACAGAGCCTCCGCTCTCTCTCTCCTTCACAACCTCTCTTCGTTCGGTTGTTCAGTCGTTCGTTCGCTTCGGGCGGACGGTTTTTTTTTGAGATTGACGTGGCACCGGGAGAGTGTGTTTGTTAGTTATGTCAACTTGGATGTGTCGACGGGGATGGTTGGCCACTGCCGGTGGGGTGGTGTGTGGTTGGGGTTGTGGGTGTGTAGGTGGGCGTAGGTGGGGTGTGTACTGGGGGTTGGGTTAGGCTGCGTAGGTGGCGTGTACGGGCGTGTGTGGGAGGGGGTTGGGGTTGTGGTGAATTTGAAGTCGGGGATGATGTCCACGGCTGAGGCGAAGAATGTGGTGTTGGAGAAGTTGGTGGATAATTTGTCGGTGGCGGATGCGTGTAAGGCTGCGCAGCGGTCGCCGAATACGTATCGGTATTGGTTGAAGTATGATGTGGAGTTTCGTGATGCGGTGCGGTGTTTGCGGTCGACTAAGTCTAATCCTGGTCCGGATGGTCCGCCGGATCCTGGGGATTTCGAGGATTTTCGGCGGAGGTTTTTGAATACGGCGACGTTCACGCATCAGATGCAGTGGATTGATTTGTTGGAGGGTCGCCATCCGAGGGAGTTCCATCCGTCGGTTATTTATGAGCCTGGGCATATGAACAGGTTGCTGATCAATACTCCGCCTAATCATGCGAAGAGCACTACTATTACTATGGATTATCCGGTTTTCAGGATTTGTCGGAATCCTGCGGTGCAGATCATTATTGTCAGCAAGACTCAGCAGCAGGCGAAGAAGTATCTGTACGGGATCAAGCAGCGGTTGACGCATCCTCGGTTTGCGAGGTTGCAGGCGACGTTCGCTCCGGCGGAGGGGTTTCGGGCGGCGGCGGATCAGTGGTCTGCGGACAAGGTTTATCTGCGCCGTGATTCGGATCAGAAGGATCCGACTGTGGAGGCGTTGGGGATCGGCGGGCAGATTTATGGGGCGAGGGCGGATTTGGTTATCTGTGATGATGTGGTGACGTTGGCTAATGCGCACGAGTATGAGAAGCAGATGGATTGGATCCGCCAGGAGGTGGCGTCTCGGTTTGGTGCGAACGGGTGTTTGTTGGTGGTGGGGACGAAGGTGGCGCCGAAGGATTTGTATTCGGAGTTGCGGAACCCGGAGCATTACACGACCGGGGTGTCGCCGTATACGAGGTTGGCGCAGCCGGCGGTGTTGGAGATGGCGGAGCGCCGGGAGGAGTGGGTGACGTTGTGGCCGCGTTCGGACATCCCGTTCGACACCGAAGGCCATGAGGAGCCTGGCGAGGATGGTTTGTACCCGAGGTGGACGCCGGACAGGTTGCATGAGGTGCGTAACGAGCAGGGTCCGAAAAAGTGGAGCCTCGTGTACATGCAGCAGGAGTTGGCTGATGATGCGGTGTTTGATGCGGAGAAGGTGCGGGGGTCGCGGAACCAGTTCCGCCGCCCTGGCCGGTTGGTGGCGGGGAAGCGGGGGCAGCGGGATTCTGGTATGGAGGGCCTGTATGTGATCGCCGGTTTGGATCCGGCGATGGTGGGTGACACGGCGATTGTGGTGCTGGGTGTGGACCGCCTCACCCGGATGCGGTATGTGCTGGATGTGCGGGTGAAGACGGGTGCTGGGGCGCGGTGGATCCGTGAGCAGATCCGTGAGGTGACGGAGTTGTTGAGTGTGAACGAGTGGCGGGTGGAAAAAAATGCGTTCCAAGGTTTTCTGACCCAGGATCCGGAGATCAACGAGTGGCTTGCCAGTCAGGGTGTGGTGTTGCAGGAGCATCACACGGGGCGGAATAAGTGGGACGCGGACTACGGGGTGGCGTCGATGGCCCTGTTGTTCGACCAGGGTTTGATCGACTTGCCGACGACGACGCAGTTCGTGGCGGGTCAGTCGTTGGTGGAACAGTTGGTGACGTGGGCGCCGGAGACGCGGAACAAGACGGACTGTGTGATGGCGTTGTGGTTCGCCGAGATC